GAACGAAAGTTATATCAGTCGTGTCACATCTTACACAAACAAGGTCGTTACTTCATCGTACATTTTAAAGAGTTGTTTGCACTTGATGGTAAGCCAACCAACATCTCCATAAATGATTTAGAAAGACGAAACACTATTGCAGGCCTGTTAGATGATTGGGGATTAGTAGAGATTATTGGTGACAGTAAACCAAGAGCACCATTGTCTCAGATAAAAGTATTGAGTTTCAGTGAGAAGACAGACTGGGAGCTTTGCACGAAATACAACATAGGGTCAAAGAAAAATATTGAATAGGAATTTATTATGATGAATGTGAAACTACTCCGTTTAAAGAGCGGGGAAGATATTATAGCAGATGTTACTTTGGTAGATACAGAAGACACCATCAAGTTAGAAAACCCAGCGATACTAATGCCTATGGGAGATCCCAAAGGTGGACATATGCAGATGGGTTTCGGACCGTGGGCTCCATTTTCAGATGATAAGTCGTTTGAAATTCCACGGGATTGGTTAGTGTTTATTTCCACACCTGGGAAGGACCTACTCAACCAATACAATACAATGTTTGGGTCAGGCATAGTAGTGCCTGATATGAAAGTTGGTAAACAACTCTTGACTTGACCTCGGTTATATGATATAATAATCATATGGCTGATTTCTATACCAGTGTGATACAACGTGGCGATGTTCTGATGATTCGGGCCATCGAAAACCACAAGCGTGTTCTATTTAAGGTCAAACATAAACCGACCTTTTTCCATCCAACTAAAAAGAAGACCAAGTTCAAGACTCTGGCGGGTCACCCTGTTGAGCCTATACAACTAGATTCCATTAGAGATTCTAGAGAGTTTGCTGACCGGTACAAAGACCAACCAGGTCTCATCTATGGTATGGAGCGGTTTCCGTATGTGTGGATAGCAGACCAGTATGAAGGGTATGTGGATTGGGATATAGAGAAACTCCTTATCATCACGATAGATATTGAAGTTGCATCAGAGAATGGGTTTCCAGATCCTGATGTGGCTGAAGAAGAAGTCTTGTGTATCACAATAAAGAATCATAAAACAAAACAGATAGTGGTGTGGGGTATTGCTGAGTTCAAGAATAACCGTGATGATGTAGAGTATATTCATTGTATTGATGAACGAGAGATGCTAGAAAAGTTTGTTTCGTTTTTTGCAACGCTCAAACCAGATATGCTAACTGGATGGAACACTACATTCTTTGATGTTCCATATCTAGTCAATAGAATAAAGAGATTGTTTGGTGACAAGACTGTAAATCTATTATCACCGTGGGAAATAGTTTCAGAAGAGCACGTAAATACATTTGGCCGTGAACAAATCAAATATAATATTTGGGGTGTTGCGAATATGGATTATATGGACATATATCGTAAGTTCACATATAAGAACCAAGAGTCGTTTGCATTGAACTACATTGCTGGTATTGAATTGGGTGTTGTAAAAGATGTAAACCCATATGAAACTTTTAGAGATTGGTACACTAATGATTATCAGTCATTCGTAGAGTACAACATCAAGGACGTGGAGCTGGTAGATGCTTTAGAAGACAAGATGAAGTTGCTTGAGATGTGTATTACTATGGCCTATGAGGCGAAGGTAAACTTCATGGATGTATTCTCACAAGTTCGTATGTGGGATGTTATTATCTTCAACTATCTCAAAGGCAAAGACATTGTAGTTCCACCTAGAGTCAGAGAAAGTAAAGGGTCTAGATATGAAGGTGCTTATGTCAAAGAACCACAGACAGGTCAACACAAGTGGATAGTATCGTTTGACTTGAATAGTTTGTATCCACATTTGATAATGCAGTATAACATTTCACCAGAGACAATGATAGATGAGAGATTTCCATTAGGCATATCAGTAGATAAACTTTTACATAAAGAAGTTGACACATCAATACTCAAAGAACACGGTTTGACAGTGACTCCAAACTCTGCTTGTTTCAGAACAGACAAGAGTGGTTTTCTACCAGAGTTGATGGAACAGATGTATGGTGACCGTGTGAAGTTTAAGAAGTATGCCTTGGATGCTAGACGACGATATGAAGAAACAAAAGATGGAAAGTATCTGAAAGAGATATCCAAATACCATAACATTCAGATGGCAAGAAAGATTGCCTTGAACAGTTGTTATGGTGCCATAGGTAATCAGTACTTTCGTTATTATGATGAGAAGATGGCAACAGCAGTCACCACATCAGGTCAGTTGAGTATCAGATGGATAGAGAATAAGGTAAATGAATATTTGAATAAACTATTAGAGTCTAAAGATGTAGACTATGTTATTGCATCTGATACAGATTCTATCTATGTTCGTTTTGATGAGTTGGTTTCAAAGGTACAACCAAAGAACCCTGTTGATTTTTTAGATAAGGTAGCATCAGAAAAGTTTGAACCGTACATCAACAAGTGTTATGAGGAGTTGGCTGAGTATGTAAACGCATATCAACAGAAGATGGATATGGCGAGAGAAGTCATTGCCGATAAGGGTATCTGGACTGCGAAGAAGCGATACATCCTGAATGTCCATGACAGTGAAGGTGTGAGATATGCTGAACCACAGTTAAAGATAATGGGTATTGAGGCAGTCAAGTCATCGACACCAGGTCCGTGTAGGGTAAAGATTAGAGAAGTATTGAAAGTGATAGTGAATGAAGATGAGAAGGCAGTCAATACATTCATCCAAGAGTTCCGTAAAGAGTTTATGGATACTCCGATAGAAGACATTGCGTTTCCACGTTCAGTTAATGGTTTAAAGAAGTGGGGTGATAGAAGTCAGATATTTAAGAAACGATGTCCAATGCACATCAAAGGTGCGTTGATATATAATCATCTGTTGACTAAACTTAACCTCACGAAAAAATATCCATTGATACAAGATGGTGAGAAGATTAAATACCTATTGCTTAAGACTCCCAATGCGTTACAGGCCAACGTCATTGCTTTTATGGGTGAGTTGCCTAAAGAATTTGACTTACATGACACAATAGATATGGATACACAGTTTGAGAAGTCGTTTGTTGATCCCTTAGAGTTTATTGTAGACTCTATTGACTGGCAGATAGACAGAAGTTATGGTACAGCAAGAACGTTAGAGGCGTTGTTTGGAGAATAGATTGTGGGTAAATATTTAGAGTATAGAAAGTGTAATGTTACAGGGAAAGAATGTCATTACACAGAATTTCATAAATCAGGATATGGTTGGTTAGCTAAAGATGGTTCTAGAAGGCATTCCCAATCTAAAGAGGGTAAAAGAATAAATCAAGCTTTAGTTAATGGTTTAAGAGTGCGGATTGATGGTAAATTAACTTTTGCTGCAAATGAATCACACCCACATTATCTTTTATGGGAAGAAATTAAACAAAATATAAGGGATGAAAATCCAGATTATACAAAACCCTTGCTTAGAGGTGATTTAACTAACCAAGGACTTGTTCGGCTTTATGATAAATTAGGAATGAAACTTCCAGATTTTAATAAAATTAATCATAAAAAATATGGTAGAGGTAGTTCTAATGCTGAACAATGTTTAAACTATTTAAAAATTCCAAACACAGATAAAAATAGAGAAGTAAAAATTGGTAAGTATTATGTTGATGGACTTGTGGGTAAAAATGTTTATGAATTTTTTGGTGATTTTTGGCACGCCAATCCTTTATATTATTTACCAGAAGATGTTATAATGAATTACACTGCTGAGGATAAATGGAAAAAAGATAAAGAAAGAGCAAATACAATTAAATCACATGGATACAATTTTAATGTTATTTGGGAATCTGATTGGCGTGACTTTCAACAAGGACTGTGTAAAGAATTAAAGGTAATAGAGGCGTTGTTCGGATGATATATAACGAAGAACTTTATAATTATCTTCATAAACATACAGACCATAATGGACTTCCAGTTTTAAACACTGGTGAGTTCAAGTGGGTAACAGAGAAGTATGGTAAAGAAGATTTCCGTGAGACTTTGGCAGTCTACATTCAAGATGAACGGCCACCGTTTCCATTCAGAGAGCTATCATACAGTGATATGGTAGAGAGTTTTCAAAAGTTAAAGAAGGCAGACTACACAAAGTTCATCACACCATCAGACCTGTTGGAGCGTGAGGTATTTGAAAAGTATGATGACTACAAATATCCATTCTCTGATTATGGTTTAGGTGTGTTAGATACACCATCAACATTCAATACTTGCAGTGACTACTTTATGAATCATCTCCGACTACGATGTGGTTCGTACAGTTTCAAAGCACCTGCACAGGTGTGGGAAGAAGGAACAGCAAAAGAAATATGGCGTTCCATCGGTGCGATATGGAGAGGCATCAATACGACTGAAGACTTGTCACCGGCTGTGTATATGTCTGCGTTTCGTTTAGGTACTTACATCGCCACACAGTTCAAACCTATTGTGGCAAAGACTATCTTCAATATGACAGATGCCAAGACAATCTTGGACACTTCAATGGGTTGGGGTGATAGACTCGCTGGTTTCTTTGCATCAAACGCAACACACTACATTGGTTGTGATCCTAATCCAAACACGTTTGCAATATACTCTAAAATGATTAGAGAGTATAGTAAGTTGTCTCCTGGTAAAACCACACAGATACATAGATGTGGTGCAGAAGATTTGCCATGGCATATGATAAAAGATGTAGACTGTGCGTTTACATCACCACCATACTTTTCCACAGAAAGATATAATGAAGGGGGTGAGTTTGAAGGGGACCAGTCGTGGCATAAATATAGCGAATACGAAACATGGCGTGATAACTTTTACCTACCTGTTGCTCAGAATAGTTTTAATTCACTAAGCGACAATGGGTTCTTGATGACGAACATTATGGACCCGAAAGTTAATGGTGTCCGATATAGAGCTGGAGATGAGCTTGTTGATTCATTGAGACTACATTGGTTGGGTCAGATAGGTATGAGAATCATGCAGAGGCCGCAAGGCAAAAATGTTTTCAAAACAAAAGAAGAGCTTGATGCTTTTATGAATAAAGTCTACATAGAAAATGTATGGTGTTTTGGAAAGAATAAAGATTTTGATTTTTTTAGACATAAGAGGAGAGCTACGCTAGAAGGACTATTTGGATGAGAATAATTGCGCTGTTTGTTATCACCTTTATGATGGCAGTAAACTTTGCTTCGGCTGATATTTCTACAGAGATAGCTGAGAAGGCAAGAAATGCTACTGTTTTAGTAGCCAATGAACGAAATTCTAACGATGGAGGTTTTGGCTCAGGTGTAGTCGTAAGTCCATCGGGTCTGGTACTTACTAACTACCATGTTATACACAGAGCAGAAACACTAAGAGTATTTTTCTATGACCCAAAAGATAATAACTATTACGATGCAGAAGTAATAGGAGTAGATCCTGTTGCCGACCTAGCATTATTACAACTGAAGGTAGACGAGAAGATGTTGCCTTTAGAATTTCTATTGATAGAGGATGAAGAATGGAAAGTGGCTGATGAAGTAATGGCCATTGGACATCCTATGGGTATTCAATGGACGGTTAGTTTAGGTCACATAGCTAGTACGATAAGGACAGGAAAAATAACTCCGTATGTCAGTACCATACAACATTCAGCTGAGATACATAAAGGTAATTCTGGTGGGGCGTTAATAAATGTAAATGGTAATATTGTAGGTATCAATACTTACTTACTGATGCCGGAGAATGCTTGGTCCGGAATAGCCTATGCCATTAGAGGCGATATTGTTAAGTATTCTTTAGACCATATGCTAAACCATCAAGACACACCGGTTAAGTATCCAGCGTTTAGACTATCCTTGCGAGGCCTTAATGAATTTGGAGTACAATGGATTAAAAAAAATCATCCAGGCCAGATAGTACCAGAGAATATATTTGGTATGATTGTCTTGGACATTAAAGCAGATGGTTGGGCAGAAAAACATGGGATGGAAAAGTTTGATGTTGTTGTAGCAATTGATGGAGAGCCTATTAATAATATGCTAGATGTTAGAAATATTGTTATGGGTAGAGATTATAAACCAGGTCAACAAGTAGAGCTACTCATTATCCGTGACGGACATTTTAGAAAAATACCATACGAATTAACTTGGATAGATTTTGAAAATTATGAAGACTTTTATGATGAGAGTATGGATGAGAAAGAAATGCCGCGGGCCCCAACACCAGAACCACTGCCTGAAGATGAACAAACTAGATAATGATTAAAGCTTTTTTTAGAAGTAAGAAATGGGCCTTATGGGCCTGGGGTGGTGGTGGTTTACTTGCCACCTCTCTATGGATACAAGTACAAATAACTGTAGCAATAAACAAATGGTATGGTGGTTTCTACAATTTACTACAGACATCAGGTGAGTATAAAGATAACTCGGCTGAAGGTATTGCATTATTTTATGACAAGTTAATCAGTCTGTCTTATTGGACTAATGGATTTGAAGGTGAACCATCGTTTGCAGTACTAGCTTTTCCTTATGTAATGTTGGCAGTACTGACCGGTTGGTTTACTAGAGTATATGGACTCCGATGGCGACAAGCGATTACGTTTGAATATATACCAAGATGGAGAACAGTAAAGGAAGAAATAGAAGGTGCATCTCAACGTATACAGGAAGATTGTAATAGGTTTGCTCGTATTGTTGAGTCACTAGGTTTACAAGTAGTCAGAGCTGTGATGACACTGGTGGCATTCATACCAGTACTGTGGGCACTAAGTGAGCACGTTACGATTCCATTCTTCAGTGAAATTCCAGGCTCATTAGTATGGGTAACAATTGCTGTATCTCTAGGTGGTTTAGTAATCTCATGGTTCGTTGGTTGGAAACTACCAGGACTTGAATACAACAACCAGAAGGTAGAGGCAGCGTTTAGAAAAGATTTAGTACTTGGTGAAGATGATAAACAGAACTATGCACAACCAGAAACAATCTGGAGTTTGTTTACTGGTATCAGATTCAACTATCATAGACTGTACTTACACTATGGTTATTTTGATACTTGGATGATTACTTATGACCAGTTTATGATTATTGTTCCGTATCTGATTATGGGACCGAGTCTATTTACTGGTGCGATAATGTTAGGAATACTAGTACAAGTATCTAATGCTTTTCAAAAGGTACACGGTGGGTTCGCATTGTTCTTACATAACTGGACAACCATCACAGAGTTGAGAAGTATTTGGAAACGTCTACATGAGTTTGAAAAGAACCTGGATAGATATGAAGTTAAATAATGCTCTTAACAGTATGGACAAAACAGGGTAGAAAATCTATGCACCTACCCTATGAAGCACTTGACAAAGTAAGAGAAATGATGTATAATAATAGTGAGCACTTAATTGAATATAGTATTTGTTGGTGTGATTATGAGAGGGAAATTGATGATGATGGAGTTGTACAGACAGATAAAGAAGAATAAGTATGGGAAGGATGCCTATACGATGAAGATAGGTAGATCAGAATATGGCCTTAGACGCCACCATGTAAACGCACAATATTTCATGGCAGTACCAACTAACGCAGCGGCAGTAGAAAAAGCTGAGAGGTTGGGCCAGTCACCGTTTCGTGGTCTTCTCTTTTTCATAAACAAGAGAGGTAAGTGGGACCTAACCAGAAAGCCAGAGATTTGGTGCCGTACACCTTACGACTGGGAATTTTTACGATGAGCTTCCTTAAAAATGTTCTTAAAGAAACTTCCAACGAGTACGGGACAATTGCTTCTGATGGCCTCACTACCGCTGATGTTAGCGGGTATGTGGATACTGGTTCTTTTGTTTTTAACGCCTTGGTATCTGGTAGTCTCTATGGAGGCCTACCTCAGAACAAAATTACTGCCCTTGCTGGTGAGTCAGCGACTGGCAAAACGTTCTTTGTACTCGGAGTTGTTAAAGCATTCTTGGAGTCAGACCCCAAAGCGCAAGTAGTCTTTTTTGAAAGTGAGTCTGCTATCACTAGAGATATGTTTGAGGCTCGTGACATAGACACTTCTAGAATTGCTCTCTTACCAGTTACCACAGTACAAGAGTTTCGCTATCAGGCATTGGCAACACTAGATGCCTATCAAGAAGAAGATAATAGGCCACCGATACTGATGTGTCTAGACAGTCTAGGTATGTTATCAACTACCAAAGAAATGACTGACACAGCTGAGGGTAAAGAAACGAGAGATATGACCAGAGCTCAGATAGTCAAGGCCACTTTTAGAGTACTGACGTTAAAGTTGGGTAAACTTGGTGTGCCATTGATAATGACCAACCATACATATGATGTAGTTGGTTCAATGTTTCCACAGAAGGAGATGGGTGGTGGTTCTGGACTCAAGTATGCTGCTTCACAGATTATCTATCTGTCAAAGAAGAAAGATAAAGATGGTACTGAAGTGGTAGGTAATATCATTCATTGTAAGACCTACAAGTCACGACTGACCAAAGAGAATCAGATGGTAGATGTTCGTCTGTCTTACACCAAAGGACTTGACAGACACTATGGATTACTAGACTTGGCTGTAGAGGCTGGTATCTTCAAGGCAGTATCAACAAGAATAGAGTTGCCTGATGGTACAAAGACATTCGGTAAGACAATCAATAACGATCCTGAAAAATATTACACTGAAGAAGTGATGGAACAGATAGATACATTCGCTAAAGAAAAGTTTTCTTATGGATAGGTACATTAAAATCTATGATGATGTCATTGATGCAGATTCATGTAATATGCTTATTGGTAAGTTTGAAGCAGCAGAAGAAGACCAATATGAAGAAGTCCGTCAGGTAGAACGGGATAAGGCTATTGCTTTCACGCAGATTAATTTAGTCAATAATGAAGACTGGGCATCTGTACAGAACGGTATGCTTGAGGTGTTTCAAGATTACATTATGGCATACATCAATGACTGTAAGATTGAACCGAAACAATGGCCACAGACCTATGGTTATGAGGCCATAAGAATCAAACGCTATCTGAATAATAATTATGATAGGTTTGATCCTCACGTTGATGTAATGAATCAAGAAACATCACGACGATTTTTAGCCTTCTTTATCTATTTGAATGATGTAGATGAAGGTGGTGAGACAGAGTTTATTAGTATCAATAAACCTGGAACATATATACCGCTCAAAATTGAACCACGACAAGGTCGACTGTTGATGTTTCCTCCTCTGTGGATGTACTACCACGCCGGTTTAAAACCAGTGTCTAATAACAAATACCTTATTCATTCGTACTGTCATTATGATTAAGTGGACATATGTAGTACACCAACCTACCGACCAAGATGCCATTTTACTAGAAGAAGGTGAGTTTGAAGGTGTGGTTAGTGCTGTCACCAATGTAAAGTTTCCTATGTATAAAGATGATGGGTCTCTTATTAGTTTAGAAGAGGCAGAAAAGATTCCCTTGACATTTGACTATGATATATTGTATAATAAAGAGAACAAGTGGCACGAAGAATCTAAAGGTAGATTTTTAGATGTCATTGGCAACATTTTATTTGATATTATTGAAGAAGGCTTAGATAATGACCGAATCAGTTACAACACAGAAAATAGAAACGACAATACTGAATAACTTAATCTTCAATGAGGAGTATACCAGAAAGGTAATACCATTCATCAAAGAAGATTATTTTCAAGACGGTATTGAAAAGGTTCTGTTCAGAACCATCGACGCGTATGTAGAGAAGTACAAAATAAATCCAGAACTAGAAGCACTGTCTCTGGATTTACAGAAAGTTTCTTTCAATGAAGAACAGTTCAAGGCTGCCAATGCTTATCTCGATGAACTCAAACCATCTAAAGTCAATTTAGAATGGTTGATGGATGAGACAGAGAAGTGGTGTAAAGACAAGGCCATCTATAATGCTGTTCTGAGTGGTATTCATATTATAGATGGTCAGGTGAAAGATGTAACACCAGATGCTATCCCTACCATCTTAACTGAAGCACTTGCGGTATCTTTTGATACTCACATCGGGCATGACTATATGGAACAGTCAGAAGATCGGTATGAGTTTTATCATAATGTAGAAGACAAGATACCATTTGATTTAGATTTCTTTAACAAGATAACCAAAGGTGGTTTACCATCTAAGACATTGAATGTGTGTCTCGCTGGAACAGGTGTTGGTAAGTCATTGTTCATGTGTCATCACGCCGCAACGGTATTGATGCAGGGTAAAGATGTATTGTACATCACCTTAGAGATGTCAGAAGAAAAGATTGCCGAGAGAATAGATGCCAACTTGATGAATGTGACGATGGAAGATTTGCACGACCTTCCGAAACATATGTATGAAGACAAGTTCAGCAGAATACAAAAGAAGACTCAAGGTAAACTGATAGTCAAAGAGTATCCAACAGCATCAGCACACACAGGACATTTTCGTGCATTGTTTAATGAGTTGAGATTGAAGAAAGAATTTAAACCAGACATAGTGTTCATAGATTATTTAAACATCTGTGCATCCAGTAGGTTTCGTGCTGGTGCCGCAGTCAACTCGTACACTTACATCAAGGCCATTGCCGAAGAAATGAGAGGTCTGGCTGTAGAGTTTGACATTCCAATACTCACCGCAACACAGACAACCAGACAGGGTTTTGTGTCAACTGATATCGGTTTAGAAGATACGTCAGAGTCATTTGGTTTACCGACGACAGCAGACTTCATGTTTGCATTGGTATCAACTGAAGAACTAGAACAGTTGAATCAGATGTTGGTGAAACAGCTGAAGAACAGATATAACGACCCAACCGCAAATAAGAGATTCATTATTGGTGTGGATAGAGCGAAGATGAAACTCTATGATGTCGCTCAGTCGGCTCAAGATGACATGGTAGACACTGGCCAAGAGGAAGAAATCATTGACCGATTCGCTAACTTCAAAGTTTAGAACGGTAGGACGAGAAGAATTCTATACTCGTAAGGAAGATGCTGAGCGTCTGTATGCTGAAGTCATCAACAGATATGGTACAGACTTTGATTTTTTCATAGAGCCATCGTGTGGTATGGGTGCGTTTCTAGACCTGATGCCAGCAAATAAGATTGGTATTGATATCATTTATGGCCAAGATTTTTTTGAATGGGACTTCCCCAAGGGAAAAAACATTGTCATAGGTAATCCACCTTTTGGTCGTAAGGGCAAACTAGCAATGCAATTTCTTAACAGGTGTTCAGAACATTGTGAAGTAGTTGCAATGATATTACCTAGTATCTTTTCAAAGTATACCTTCATCAATCGTGTAAATCCTATGATGCATTTGGAATACGAAACTACTGTGACTGAGTTTGATAGACCAGATAAGATAGGAGAAGGACCTAAAGTAAATTGTGTATTTCAAATATGGGAGAATAAATTTCCTCAGTTAAGGCCAAAGATTGTTCGACAAAATTCTTGTGATGATTTTGATATGGTACACCGACATATTTCTAGAACACCTGTAGAAGAATTTGAAAAGTTTAAGAAAGAATACGACTTTACTATTTCACAGATACAAGGTAACATTAAGTCTTGTGAAGATGTGGTGTCGGGGAGTGTATTCTTTGTGAAAGATAATACACCAGACAAGTCAGTAAGAAGTGTGATGGAGAGAATGGACTTTTCAGACCTAAGTAAACATCATATAGGCGCGATATCTTTGACTAAGGCAGATATTGTAGAAGGATATTTAGTGGAGTTTTCCAAAGGGTCCGAAACGATGGCCTCGGACTGACATACCTTTCTTCTGAGCATAGTAATAACAATCTTCTACAAAATTATTGAGTTTTGGTTTAGACATTTGAGTTAGTAGATAAGCAAACTCTACAATCTGTCCTGCGGCCGCTTCTGTTTTTGTAATAGGTTTCACACCTATGTCTAACATATTATTAGGGAACTCTTTGACGTTGGGATCGATTTGAAAAATATTACCAGGGTTCTTTAGTATGGCGTCAACTCTTTTTTTCCAATAGTTATAATGTGTTTTGTCTGTTATTCCATCAATCATATTATCTTCTACATCTTTCCATGTAGGAAGTGAGGAGTAACTAGTCCCTACTATCTGTTGAAGACGCTCAAGCATTAAGTCTTTCGGTACTTTTCCTAGTTGAGCTGCCTGTGAGCCAGAAGCTTTAAACTCATAGGTATTGTTACCTTTCTTGGTTGTGTTAGTACCAATTCTCATTTCACCTACAGTAGTTCCACCTTTCTTTTTAACGGTAAGATTATTTGTAGTCTTTGTAAATTCTTTTTTAGCATCGTCATAAGGTAAATCTATTTTGAATACTCCAAACTCTACCTCAGGCATTGGGCCCAGTCTATTTTCTAGATTGAGTAGGTCATAAAATAATTTCTTACCACTACTTTTCTTTAGTGAAATACCTACAATAATCATTTCATGAAACGCCTCTCGTAAGATGCCATTTATCACATCTATTTTTGGAGCAGTCATTATTCTGTCTACATAATTTTTATATTCGTTTCCTTTTTTCACTAACCAAATATCAGCAGGGTTCCAACTATCTTTCTTTGATATGTTTCCAGCCACGGGCCAGGCACCAGGCGTTGATGGAGGACCTTTTTTTGTTACCCACGTTTCAATGAAGTTCATAAATTCTGTGTAAGAATAAACATCAAAGTTATTGTTAGGTAATTTTGTTTCATTCCTTACTTCATTAAACTGAAGTTCAAAATGTTTATCCCAGTCCTCACGTTCGGGATGATCTATGTCAGGCCAGATTTTCTTTAATACTGTGTCTCTTAGTTTTTTATAACCACCTGACTTGGGGTTGTCCCATTTAGTAGTCGCACTGGAAATCAATTCTTCAAAGATTTTTAGTGTAACCATTTCTTGTTGTTTTGTACTGGGCTTCTGTGAAGTCTTACCTGAGCCTCTAGGTTTCTTACCAGTACTATCTAACAGGAAAAATAATATTACTTTATCGCCTGGTACTCCAAACTCTATCTTGATTGGTTTATCACCAGCCGGGTTGTCATAAACTATGGCATACTTTGATTCTTTAAACGTAGGTCGTTTAGATGAGTTTAAAGTTTTTCTCACCTTAGCCATATTGGCTTTACTCATGGTAATCTTATATTGATTACCTGTTGGTATGGTAGCGACTGCATCATTACCCCAAAAAGCAGCTTCGTCTACTGAAGCAGCTTTCATTAGAGAATTAAACCATGACTTGAATACGGTGATTCCAGGCCCGGAGGGGTATCTTGTATTAACTTCTTTTAGTGTTAGTTCTTGTCCCATATCAATATTTATATGGCGCTTACTTGACATAAATATAGAAATATGGTATAATATAACTATGCTAGATTTCTATCAATTTTTAACAGAAGACAAGAACACTCATTTAGAGCATCTAGAGGACGACATTCTCAATAATGGCGCCCGTGGTGGTACTAATGCCATCAACTTTTTGTATTCTCTAAAGGATATGTTACAAGGCCGCAGTAGACGTAAGTTTAATGTGACGGTCAAGTGGGATGGTAAGCCTGCAGTTTTTGCTGGTACGAATCCAGAGAACGGTAAGTTCTTTGTAGGCACCAAGTCTATCTTCAATGTGAATCCCAAACTAAACTACAC